TTTTTTCACCTTTCAGTCATCCCACTCAATCACCGGCTGCATCACACACCGACAGTTCGGGTGCAGCGGCGGCCAGTGCACATCTCCATACGTCATCGCCAAACGCTCATCCCCCACCACCATCTCGCTCCCCCCCTCGTGCCAGATTTCGCCAATCGCGATCACCTTCCCGTGCATCTCTGCACAAAACGGGCATAGGCGATCGTCCAATGCCGCGAACCATTCAATCTTCTTGATCCCGTGCTGCTGGTAACCCTCCACCAAACCCGCGTTAGAACTCCGAATCGTCTCACTCCGTGCGATCATTTCCGCCCGAATATCCGACCAGTCATGGTAAACCCGCTGCAGCTCGTTTCTCAGCGTCAGCACCGACCAGCCCTGAACTTGCGCCCTCAAAATCAGGCTGCGCACGTCCTCAACCGTCGTCTCACTGATCCGGGTCGCAAAATCAAACGCGTGGTTCTGCACAAATTCCGCCACCGCCGGGTTTTCAATCTCCCAGTCAATCCCGATGCTTCCGCCCCAGGTGGTCACCTGCTCCTTGATCAACTCGTGCATCAACGGCAGCATTTTCTCAATCCATTCTTCAGCGCCTGGCCCCAGCAGGTACTCCAGGATCATCCTCAAAATGGTTTCATAATCAATCGCCTTGATCGATTTCCCCTTGTGCGTGTTGATCAGCGCCTCAATCTCGATCAACTCATCCCCAAACACCTCCATCGCCGCCTGTTTGAAGAATCCTTCCCAGTTCCTCGCGATCCGGTCAAACGTCTTCCAGGCGATCTCCCCGCGCTCCTGCGATTGCGCTGCGTCATCCAGCGCAGCAATCTCTTTCTTTCCTGTTGTCACCTGTGCCCGTAAGGGTATTGCGAGCTCTTCTCCTGTCATTGCGAGGTACGAAGCAATCTCTTTCTCGCCAACATCCAACAGCAACACCTTCCGGCTGGCATCGCCCGGGCCGTCATCCACAACCTGGCTCATCAGCGGGCGATACAGCACATCCCCCACGCCAACCGGCAGCGGACCCAGGCCCACTTCACGCCGGGCTTCATTGACGGTGATCCACCCCCCAATTACCGCCTGGTTCGCCCTGGCAAACCGGTTGGCGCGATCATCCTGCAAAGCCACAACATTGGAATATTCTGCCACAATGATCACATCGTCTTCCAGCTCATCGCTCAACGCCCGGCTCAACCCCTCAGCCAGCTTGGTTGTCGTCGGGATGATGTTATCCTCCCACAGCGCCCGTCTGGCAAGCGCATAATTGCTGTAAGTAGCCGCATCCAACCCGGCTTTCACCCCGATCAACACCGGCGGCACCTTAAACGCGGCACAAATTCGGGTTTCCGAGATCGCCCGCAAATCGGGGAATACCATCTGGTCCAGGTTCAACCCCGTCTGCTGATATTCTGCATCTGCGTCCAGCACCATCACCTTGTGCCAGTTCACTTCCCCGGAGTACTGCTCCCCAATCCGGGATTGGATCCGCCGCACTTCAGCGTCATCCAATATATTCTTGCTCTTGATAATTCCACTCGGCACGGCCCCGTTGATAAAAAACTGTTTAATAAAACTCGTCTGGCTGTTGTCATTATCCGCATCTGCAGCGGCAGCCATCAACGGCGGGTGCCCTCGTCCCAGCCCGCCATACGGGTCGTTCGGGTTGGGATACTTGAAGTGGATCACGCTGTCCGGCAAAAAATACAACTTTTCCCCGTTCTGCGTGGTGTACACATACCCCAACAGCGCATCCTCATCAAACACCGACTTTCGCGGGTCCAGCACGGGCGTCATCAGGTCGGGCCTCGGCAGCCACATCGCCACCGTCTGCGCCCCCGTTTCTTCCCGCTCCTTGATCACATACGCGTTCCCATCCAGGTTCAGGTACGTCACCAGCGTTTCCAAAAAATCATAGTGCGATTGCCACCGGTTGGGATAATCCAAAAGCCGTTGCAGCGGATGCGTCTCCAAAATTTCCGTCTGGCCGCGCTTCAACCGTCGATGCACCTGCAGCCGCGCACTGGGCGTCGTCCTGGCGATCTCGCGTACCGCGGCATACACCACCGCGTTGCGTTTATATCCCTCCTCAACATACGTGGGATAGTCCACCAACCGCGTCACTTCCACCCCGTAGGTGTTAACGCGGGTGATCGCATACCGTCGTGGTCGGACGGCTTTCACCCAGGTTGCAATCGTCTCCAAAAGCGTTTTCCGTTTCAAAACACGCCGCTCCTTCCACCGCGAGCCAGTTTGTTATAGGCTCCAGACGCTGCATCCACCTGGTCGTCATGCGTCCCCTTCGGGAACATCATCAATTCCTCAAGAAATTTCTGATTCCATTCAGCCCGCACCATGTGCACCAACCTCGCTTCGCACGCAGTCGCCAGGGCTGTCGCCCGAACTTCCTTGCTCTTACTGCCCACAGGGTCCGGGATGATCCCGCGCCCACCCAGCTCTTTCACCACGTTGGCAGCGGCTTCTTTCCCCGCCGCGCCCGGTTCAACTTCCTGGTAGGTCTTCACAGTCGGGCCTTCCCGCTCCAGGTCCGCGTCAATCATCCTTGCGATCATCTGGTTTCTGCCGTGAAAGCTCTTCTGATCACGCCGTACATGCTCAATGTAATAATGGCCGTCGCTGGTTTTTGCCATCAGCACGCCAGCCGTATAATCACCGCCGCGGTCAGTCCCTGCCTTATCCCAGTAACGCGCCCGCGCAATCACCTTGCCGCTGATCCGCTCCACCGCATCAATCCATTCCGGCTTGAACATCGCTCCCTCTCGCCGAATCGGGGATTGCTGATACAACGAGATCCAATCATGCCCCCCCACGTTGGTTTTGATGCGCTGTAAATCCTCAACCGAATATTTTTCAGGCCATAACGCCTCGCCGTCACTGCGCTCCAGGGGGTCTTCCACCAGCGGCCATATGCCGTTCAACAGCATGTCCCTGAACAGCGCCGCCGGGTCCTTATCCTCTGGCACACGGGGCGATTCCCACAGTGCGGGCAAATTGACCACCTCCCACTGATCCGCCATCGGGTCGCTCGCCATCTGTTGCAGTAACCGGCCCGCCAGGTCATCCGGGTGCCAGCGGGTCATAATCAACACCACCGCGCCGCCGTCCTCCAGGCGTGTATACGCTGTCGAAGTCCACCAATCCCACACCCGGTCCCGCTGAGCGCTGCTCTCGGCTTCCTCTCGCCCGCGCAGTGGATCATCCACCACCAGCAGGTGAGCGCCCGTTCCGGTGATTCCACCTCCCACGCCAGCCGCCACCACGCCCCCACGATGGGGCGCCGCCAGGTCCCACGCAGTCACCGACCGGCTGTCCGAGGACAGGTCAACCGGTGTATCAACCGATGATTTATGGCCAAATACGGCGGCATACCGTGCGTCCATCACCAGGTCCCGCGCCCCGCGGCTGTTGGCGTTGGCTCGATCGCCGTTATAGCTCGTCAAAATAATCCGCGAATCCGGCATCAATCCCAGCAGCCATGCTGGGAACTGCCGCGAACATTGCTCTGTTTTCCCGTGTCTGGGGGGCATCGTGATCATCAACCTGCCGATCCCCTTTTTCCCCCTCGAGCGGATAAACTCCACAACCTGGGCTAAATACTCCCCTACCAGTCGATGATGGCGATATCCGTGATACCACGGGCTTACATACTCGCTAAAATCCACCAGGTTCCGCCTGGCAAGTGTCCGCATCGCCAGTTCCGCTTGCGCCACTTCGGGATCAATCGCCGTCAACATCTCAACTCTCCCCCGCATCGTCTTCTGTAGGGGTTGGCACGGAGGCCAGCCCATCATCCTTCAATCGTTCGGTCAATCGGCGCAGTTCCTCATCGCTCAACTCGCTCAAATCATCTTCGGTCAAACTTTTCTTGCCCACGTCAACCTGGGCCCGCGGTACATAATCGCCGATCATCTCAAAAAACAACTTCCGGTCAGAATGGCCCTTGTAATCGCGGCTGCTGGCCACCTCGATCATCGCTTCAATCACATCCCGGCGGTGCTCATACAACGGCTCGGTTTGCATCACCGCGATAATTTCGTCAATCGCCGGGTTTTTCTTCCGCCAAGTATAAATCACCCTGGGCGATTTCAATCCCAGCACCTCTGTTGCCAGCAGTGCCATGCTCTCTGGCCACCGCTTGCCCCTCGGGCTGGCTTCCCAGGCGATATATGCCGCCACTCGCCACATGAACCCCAGCTCTTTTAACCGCACATAATCGGCAAACCAACCCGCCTTGGCTTCCACTTCCTGCAGGTTTTCAAGCGCGTGCATCGCCGCCAGGCTGATCCGGGTCATCTCCCCCCGGGATAATCCAGCCTCTTCTTCTGCAGCAGGCAAATCAAGCCCCAGAGCCAGCTGCTCCAGGTCCTTGGGGTCACTTTTCCTGATCATATTCCTCAACCAGTTTGGCTAACTTGCGCTCCAGCTCACTCACGCGCCGTTTCAGTTGCTTGTTTTCGGTTTCCAGTGCCTCGATCTCCTGGTTCTTTTGATCCAGTTCGTTCCGCAAATTTCGGATTTCTTCGTGCATCACTTTCGCCTCAGTATTCTTTATGGTGATGTCCCCTTCCAGGCGCTTGATCATCCCCTCCAACCGGCCAATTTCTACGATCAAGCCCCCGTTTTCTACTTTCAATTTGCTCAACTCGGCACGAATATCCTTAAGCTGTTCGTTCGATTGCTGCACAAGCTGTCCGGCTGTGTCTGCAAACAGTTTCGATATATCGGCGCTCGTTTTCCGGCGCCCCACTAACGCATTGACTATCGCTGTCAGCAGACTGCCGGTCAACAACATCCCGACCAACTGCAGCCAGATCGGCATCAGTCCGTATCCTTACAAACCGTATCCTTAGAAAAACTCTTGCCTACAATCGGCACCTCTCCGCTCGAAAACACGTCATGGGTGCTCTTAGAAATCCAGTTCTGTACAATAAAGGCAAAAATTAATCTCAAGATCTCAACCACCTGGGCGATCGTTGCGTCCAACCCGGGGATGTCAAACTCCGGCGCCACGACCCCGGCAACAAACAACCCGATCAGGCCCACCAGGTTCAATCCCGCTGCCCAGGTGCCCGCCTGGCCGTTTTTCACCACGCCAATCGTCTTCAACACGTTGACAATCAGCGCAATCGCAGCCGCAACACCGCCCAGCGCCATCAACTGCTCAAACAAACTAAATAAATTTTCCATCTTTCCATCTCCTTTTGTAACCTGTGCCCGTTAGGGTATTGCGAGGAACGAAGCAATCTCCTGCTTAAACGAAAAACGCCCGGTCACCAGAAGTGGATGTCGGGTCCACCACCGGTGACAGGGCGCTCATCTCCTGCCGTGGCCCGAACTGCATCGGGCCTGCACTATCATTTTAAACCATTTACACCCCCCATTCAACCGACAGCCCGTTCGAGCCAGCCGCCATCCAGGCGGCATGGCGAAGCGCCCACGACACGAGTCGTGGGTGCAAACCCGCATCAGCGAAGCGCCCACGAGCTGAAGCGGCCACGAGCCAGCCACCATCCAGGTGGCATGGCGAAGCGCCCACGACACGAGTCGTGGGTGCAACATCGCATCAGCGAAGTGCAGGGCTCAGGAGAGCCCTGCCGAGGGGGTGCAACCCCGACAACCCTCCTTTAACCACAAACCCCCCGGGTGCCTCGGGGGGTTTGTGTCTCAGAGTAATAGGAGAACCATGGAAGAAACTAACTATAACCTTACAGTAGGTGGCTCATTCTGTCCATCGACAGCCTGTTCGAGCTGAAACGGCTGCAATTCACGCCTCACTCTCCCTTCCTTAATCGATAAACCTCTTTATCCAGCTCGAAAATCACATCCCTTAATTCGCTGAGCCGATCCTCATAATCCGAGCTAATCTCATTCACTTTCTGAACATCTGCCAGCAGCTTGTTTATGCTCTTTAATATCCCGTTCCTCGCATCCTGGTAATTTCGTCTCATGTAAAGGTCTGGATACTTACAATACTCTTTGACTGCATCGATGAGCTGGTCTAACATCTCCGCAAAATTAGACATATCTCTCCTCACTTTCATCTGACCGTGCAGATTTGTAGGTTTCCACCGTGCAAATTTCTGCTACCCTGCCGAGCCCCTACAAATCCCACTTCCGCTCAAACTCATTCTGCCGGTCCATCAGATACCGCCAGCGCTCCCGTGCTTTGATCTCCTCACTCGTCGGGCACGGGCTCGACCAGTTGCACGAATCCTCCAGCGCATCCAGCGCTTTCAGACGCACTTCCGCAACCTTGTTCTCTTCCTCAAAATCCCTCAGCCAGGAGGGTTCCTCCGCCTCCTTCTTTTCCGATTCCTCCAGCGCCCACAACAGAAGCGGCAGGTACTCCCCGATCGTCATCGTCGCCATGGTCTTCGGATCGCCTGCCAGTTGCCACAGCAGAAAACACGCATCCGCTGTTTGCGCCAGCTCCTTCACACGTTCGTCTTTGTGCGCCCGCAGCTCCTTCATCACAACTTCAAACGCGTCCATAGTAATTTTTTGCACATACTCCGGCGGATACATCGTCTTCATCTTTAGCCCTCCCACATAATCCAGAACATTTGTTCTATTATATCCGCTTTCATCCCCCATTGCAACATTTTGGTTCAATTGGTCGTTCATTTGCTGACTCCTTTTAACTGGTAAACAAAAATCCGCAATGTGGTTTCGCACCGTTGGAGTCAGCAACTCAGGACGGAACTTTTTGCCACACTGCGGATCTTCGTCCACAATGGTTTTGATTGTAGAACGATGCTTAAAACAAAAGCTCGTCCATGTTGAGGTGCTGACTCTACTGCCTCCAGTCTATCACGAACCGCTGTCTTTGTCAAGTAATTGCGCCCATTTTCGCGTTCTGAACAGCCGTTCCAGCATCGCCTCATCCTGGATCCACGTGCGCATCGCATCGCACACCGAGCACCGGATGTCCACCACCCGCCCTTCGGCGATGCTCATCACCTCCGGCGCCTGGGGTTCCTCGCTCTCCATGTCCACCGCCTGGCGAAAAAGCATCAGTTGCGTCACTCCGCTGCCGTTCCGGCGCACCATCCCCAGCGCATGCCCATTTTTACAGCGCCATACGCGCATCTCATCCATTTTCACACGCTCCTTCAACGTCGCCATCGTTGCGGCTGGCTGCATGACACAGTGCCAGCACCATCACCACCCCTGCCAGGCACACCACATACCCGCACGCCGCCCCAATCCAAAACCCGGACCAAAATCCCATATCATACGCCCTTTCTCTCGCTTGCCAACTGCCGCATTCGCCCCACCCCCACGCCAAATTCCGGCAGCCACTCTCCGTACACCATCCCGATCGTTCCCCGGCCCTCCACCGCCACGCGCTTCCCATCATGCGCAGCCATGCTGCTCCCAACCCA